GACGATCTTGGCAATAGCCCACCACAGCCAGCCAAACGAGTCAATTCACGTGCAGTCAACGTGAAATAGCCCAATTCACGTTCTGTGGGGGTGGAATAGCCGAATCGGGTCAATTTCAAAGCTCGAATTATAATAATACCCTATAGGACTATTATTGTCAAGTCCAAAAATAATTTCATAAAAGTCGTTTTTTTCTATTGCTATTAATTCAATTCGGGCGTATTATGAATTATAGGCTGAAATGAAGGGAAATGAAATGTTGAAAACTGTTCGCTCTTTGTCTAAAAAACTGAAATTCGTGGCCGTTTCTGAAACTCATTTTGTTGGCCCCACTGGTTTTAATTCTGTGGCTTATAATGATGAATTTGTCCTTTTCTCTAATGGTCGTGAAATTGAATGGGTCACAATGAACGGTCATTATTTTGGTCGGTTTGAAATTAATGGTTGACTTTAATTCAAATAAGCGGTAATATGAATTATGAGTTGATGAAGGAGAAAAAAATGAGTCGTTTACCCCTGTCGCCCGTTGAAGCTTTACTTTTGGTTGCTAAAACCAAGTTCCGTCCTTTTGATGAAAGTGATTGGATGAGCTTTTCAGGTTGTGAGTCAGAAAACCCTTTTATTGGTGAAGTTGATAATATTGCTGTTGTGCTTGACGGTGATGTTATTTTCTTTCAACTTTATGGTGATGAATTCGCTGACGGTGAGCCTGAGTGGGCTACTTTTAAGCTTAACTTTGAGGTGGCTTATTGAAATTAATGGTTGACTTTAATTCAAATTTAAGCTAGAATGATTTATAAGTTGATGAAAGGAACTTTCTATGTCTAAACGCGCCCAAGCAATTTCTATTATGAACGCCCACCCTGATAAGCCCATGGCCGCTGTGGTTACGCTTATCGCTGATACTATTAATGTGACTGAAGCCAACGCCCGTTCCTATTACCGTTATATTGTGGCTCACAAGCTTGCTGGTGGCTCGGTTGATACTACCACAAAAGCCAAGGCAGCGCCCAAGGCAAAGCTGACTAAAGCAACGGCTAAGGCCAAGGTAACAAAGCAAGTCCCCGCGACTAAGCTTTTACCTGAGTCTGAGGTTGCAAAAATCAAAGCAGCAAACCTGGCTCGCCTCAAAGCTGTGAGCGCCCGCAAGGACTATAAGAACGTAGCTCGTCCTTCGACCTCAACTGGCGTTCCTGACTTTGAGCCCAACGCTGCTCGGGCTGAGGTTGAAACTGTATATGAAAGCTTAGGTTCATTCGTGGCTCCTAAATTCCTGAACAAAGACCAACTCAAGGCATTAATTTAATAGTATAAGTCTGAACCTAATAAAAGTCAAGAGGAGAATAAAGAATGAGCTCGTCTGATATTGTTATAATTATGTCGCCGTTCTTTGTTCTCCTCTTTGGCCTGTTCGTTGCAATGGTCGTGCAGCACGTGACCTATAATAGGCGTTGATGCACCTGTTGTGAATTTTGACGGCTGTGTGTGTGGCTGGCTGGGTTTTTCCCATATAAAACGGACCTTTAGAGCACAGAGGTTTGTTGGTGGGGGGACCCGATGCCCTAGACAAAATCCGCAAAAAATTTCCGCAAGAAAATTCTGGCCATCCAAAGTCGCACCAAGGTTTCACGAAGGTTTCACGAAGGTTTCACGAAGGTTTCACGAAGGTCACACCAAGAAACTCCACACACCCATATTTCTCCTCTATACATCTTCAATATATACCAATGCAAATATTGCAAATGGTAGGAACATCCATGAGTGGCAACGAGTCGCGCGACTAGTCGCATCCACACCTAACTGAGGAAACTATAATGAGATTATTGAAGCTTACACGAATACGGTATAAGGGATATGGTGAACACGAAAAGGGTGATTTTACCTACATCAATTTAAATAAAATTATGTCAATCGATCCTATGGAAAAGGTAATACCATCCGACCCAGATCATTCCACCCTAACAATGGATAATAACAAAACGATTAATGTGTGGGACTCTAACGAAGAGATTATCCAAGCGATTAAAAGAGGGTTGTTGAGTTGATGTTTGATTTAATATAAAAATTTTTCAGCTGTTTCTTTGATTATAGGGGTTGACTTTTTTGCATACTACGGTATAATCATTAGTGCAACTATGGAGTATTAATATGACTAATGTTATTGAAGTTAAGTTTAATCGTAAAAATGACTTTAAGCTTGACTCAAGTGAATTGATCAATACTCGAACCTTTGGGTTTATTAATGATATTAGAGTGGCCAAGCCTAAGTCTGCCTCGGAATACCAAGAGCTTCTTAAACAGTTTCTGTGTCAGGAAGATTATGAAGAAGTTCTTATCTGTATTATGGACTCGGAATACTATAATGATGCCGAGAAACAGATTAAAAAGATCGTCGATTCTTATTTTTCCTTTCCTATTAAATAATGCTTGCTTTTATTGCAAAATAGGTTATAATGATAATATGGTGGTTGATTGAGCTACCGATGAAATCGAAAACTAAAGGACTTTATATTATGGCACATGAAATTGAAATTCTGAATGGTAAAACTCAAATGGCCTATGCAGGGGATACTCCTTGGCATGGGCTTGGTGTATCGGTTCCTGCCGATCTGACTCCTGATCAAATGCTCGAAGCCGCTGGTCTTAATTGGTCTGTTGAAAAGGTTCCTGCCTATGCCAAGGTCGCTGGTCAGGATGTTAAGATCGGTCAGTCGGCTCTTGTTCGCTCGATGGATAATAAGATTCTCGATGTTGTTTCTGATGATTGGAATCCAGTCCAAAATGCCGAAGCCTTTGAGTTCTTCAATGAATTCGTCGCTGCTGGTGATATGGAAATGCATACCGCTGGCTCTCTAAAGGATGGGCAAATCGTCTGGGGTCTTGCCAAGATTAAGGAATCATTTGAACTCTTCAAAGGCGACCAAATTGACTCCTATCTTCTCTTCTCTAACTTTCATAAGTATGGCTTCTCAACTGATGTTCGCTTCACTCCGATCCGTGTTGTTTGTAATAATACTCTGACTCTTTCGCTCAACTCTGCTGTTGAACGTATGGTTAAGATCTCTCATCGTAAGGTTTTCCAGCCTGATAATGTCAAACAGCTCTTGGGTGTTGCCACTGATAAACTCGCTAAGTATAAGGATATGGCTCAGTTCCTCGGTTCTAAAAAAGCCAAGGATGAAGATATTGTTGAATACTTCACTCGTATCTTCCCTGTTTCTGGTTCGGCAAAATCCAAGGAAATCTCTAAGAATGCAGAAATTGCCATGGATATTCTTCATACTCAGCCAGGTTCTGAATATGCCGAAGGCACTTGGTGGCAACCATTCAACGCTGTGACATATCTTACCGACCATCTTGCTGGTCGTTCCGCTGATACTCGTCTGACTTCTGCATGGTATGGTTATCATAAGGGTGTCAAAACTAAAGCGCTCGAGCTCGCAATCGAAATGGCGGAGGCTGCATAAGCAGCTTTTTTCTTGAATTATATTCCAATTAATATATAATGGTAATATTGATACCGAAACTATTGTAGTTCAGGATCAATTGCAAAAGAGCAATATGCTCAATTCAAGGAAAATAATATGGCTCGTCGTCCTTCTCTCATCAAAAAAACTCCTAAGAAAAAAACTCGCGTTACTCGTGGGGAGTCTTATCTTGTTAATGTGAAATATTTGGGCGACGAGCCAGTCTTCAATAAGCCAGTTACAATCGATCAATACTCACAGGCTCTCACATGGTATAACTATATGTGCGATACCAATGATGCTCGTGAGTATATCGAAACGTATTTAAAACTAAACAATCGTATCATCGAAGCTAAGAATGTAAAACATATTCCCGATGTATGGGTCAACACAACATCTGGTTGGATATGTCGAATGTTGACGAAAGGATACCTTCTCCCCGAAAGCGCAGTTCCTTTCGTTGAAGAAAAACTAAAACAAAGCTTCTCGCATTTGGTAATTAAGGAAGAAAAGAAAGTAGATCTTCCTCAAAAGATGTCGATTCAAGATCGTATGCAAGACCGTAGAAGTGAGATTATTGGTGAAATCGAAGGCATGATCGATGATACTGATTGTGGCACAAAGGATAGCTTCAATCTATATGATTGGTTGAAAGCTAACGAGATACCTGCAGCTTATTGTCCATCGATAGTAGCGAAGTATTCTAAATGGTTAGAAGAGTTGATCGAAGCATTGGAAGGCAAAGACGAACAGCTCAAGGAAGCTTATTCATACCTGACCAAGAAACAACTCAGAGATCGTGTTGAGTTCTTCAATAAGTTGATTCAAGATGCTGAACGATATGGTAACGTAACTAAAAAAACTCGTGCTCCACGTAAGCCTCGCACTGTTTCCGTTGAAAAGAAGTTGAAGAACTTTAAGTACCAGAAGGAAAGTGCTGAGTTCAAGATTGCATCAATTAATCCAGAAAAAATTATTGGCGCGCAAGAATTATGGACTTTCAATACTAAGTATAAAGTAGTAACTATTTTCCGTGCAATTGATCGTGGTGGATTACAAATCAAGGGTACAGCAATTATTAATTATGATGAGAATAACTCTTCTAGTAAAGGTTGTGGTCGTAAACCAGAAATAGTGCTTGACAAATTGCAGAATGGCGGTAAAATAGTATTAAAGAAGTTGATGGAAGAGCTTAAAACAGATAAGCCACTTCAGTTTCGTTGTAACGAAAATACTGTTCTAATGAAGGTATCAACATGACTAAGAAAACAACTTTAATGATTGATCCTCAAAGTGGTTGGAAGTATGGTTTTCCAAAACCGCTTCCTGATCCAAAACCAGAAAACATACTTCAATGGTTAGTCGAAAATGGTTACCCACAAAAGGAAATTGATTCCTATGGTGAACATTTTTATTGTCGATATTGGGAAGATGTTGTACATGCTACTACAACAAAATGTGCTGGTGGTAATTGGCGCGATGTTTGTGATGATTGGGAATGTGCTGGTGGTTGTAAACACGAAGTTGATAAATAGGAATTGCTGAGGTCGTTGAGGCGTACAGAATAGACGATTCGGACTCGGGGGCAGTACCCGACGCCTCCACCATAAGCAGAGGAACAGGACGCTGGCTCTTTGAAGTGGGATAACGGGTTGATCGCCGTGAAGACATGGAGAGTCCTCTGTTTATGATGGGGGCGAAATAGGATCGACGGGTTGTAGTAAAGGCACGAAGAGACCGAAAGCACACGTTAGATGCAAACGATAATGCACCAATCGCAATGGCACTAGCTGCCTGAGCATGAGCTTCGGGGTGAGCTTGGAAACAGAATCACCCCACCTTTTCTTGGTCTCTTAGCTCAGCTGGATAGAGCAACGGATTTCTACTCCGTGAGTCGGGGGTTCGAATCCCTCAGAGATCGCCATTTCAGGAGTACATATGGAAACAAATAAATTTCGCGATATTCCTTTGGGTGTAATGTTGATAGTTATAGCTCAGTTTTGTATCTATGGAGCTTTATACTTATCTAATTTTCCTAGTCCAGTGGAGTTTTTTGGTATTTTAATAAGCGTATATCTTATGGGTTTTTTTGTGGATCTTGGTATAAGATTAATTAGAGGATTTGAAATTGCTAAATCTGAATGATAGAAGTTTCGTTAATGAGATAGAACATCTTTGTAGATCTAAAAATTTAGAATATATCGATGCAGTAGTCCATTGGTGTGAAAATAATAAAATTGAAATTGAATATATCGGCGCTTTGATTAAAAAAGATCCAGTTTTTAAATCAAAAATTCAGGCTGAAGCTGAAAATTTAAATGTACTAAAGAGAGGGGCCAGACTTCCAATCTAATAAATACCTAAAAAGATGGAGGTTCCCGTGTACATAAGAACGTCAGGTAAACCATCAAAGGCTCATATCAAACTCTGTAAAAACGCTGTTAAGTTTTTTGGCAGAAAACTACTAGGAGACACCCTTTACCATCGCGTAAGCTTAAAACTCATATTCGAAAACTTCAACAATAATAAAGAATATGCGTATTGTGAGTGGGAATATGATAACCATCGATCTAAAGATTTTATTATAACAGTAAATAAAGATCTTAACAAAAAACAAACTCTTTTGGCTATAGCTCATGAAATGGTGCATGTTAAACAGTATGCTAAGGGAGAATTGAAAGACTATCTTAGGGCAGATAAAACTAGATGGAAATCTGAAGTTCATGATCTAAAAAAAATTGATTACTGGGATCAACCATGGGAAATTGAAGCACATGGCCGCGAAAAGGGGTTATATTATAAATTTTTAAAGTATGAAAAAGAAAATAGATAATTTAAATATATGAGTGATGATACAATGTCAGCGTTTGAATGTTACAAAGAGTATTTGGCTCTTAAAAACCATTTCACAAAACCTTCTTATAATTATTTTAAGTATAATGGTAAAATAAAAGTAGATTTTTCTTCGTTTGATAAACGTAAAGATAAACTGTTTTTTCAAAAATTAGCAAAACATCCAGACGTACATAATTTTTTAATAGCTAATCTTTCAGATAATTCAAAACTTTGGATTCGTGAGCTAGCATATAGCGAACATGCAGAAAAAACGTATAGGGATTGGGCTAAAAAACAACAGTCTTTAACTTATGTTTTTAAACAAAATTTGAATAAACTAAATTTAGATTTCAATAGTAATTTTTTATGTAAAAATAATGAACATCCAATTCTTTTAAAATTATATCTTGGTGATGAAATTTCTTTAGAAACTTTGTGTATATTGTTAGAATTATCTGGTGCAAAAACTCATTGGGATTCTAAAATGCAATACGATTTAGTTTGGGACGATCTCAAAACTAAACTCGAAAAATATATTCCATTTATCAAATATGACAAGGACAAAATAAAAAATATTGTTCTTGACTTTTTTGCTGAATAGAGTATAATAAATAATGTTGAGCGATTATATAGCTCATTATACAACTAATATTATTAATACTAACAATATGGAGAATACAATGGTAGATTTTTCTAAGCTTAAAGCGATGTCTGGTAAGAAGTCTCTTGAACAACTTACTAATGAACTTACAAAAATTAATGGTAATCAAAACGAAAAGAAG